TCTCTGGATTCTCTTCATAAACTAACTTAAGAACTTCTGCTTTTTCAGCATCTTCTTGTGCTTTCTTCAAGTCTTGAGCGATGAATCCAAAATCAGCTACACCGTGTTTACCAGCTTCATCTCTATCGTTCCATGTAAATTCTACAGGTCGTAAAGATTTCACAAAATCTAAACCTGTGCTTAAATCTTTAACATCTTCCTTATCTCTAGAATCAGACAATGATGTAATAGATGTTACTGCACATCTTAAAACATTATTAGAACTGTTACCTAAGGTAATAGAATCACTAGTAGTTGAAGTAGAAGTTCCTGACTGATTACCAATGCAAATATTATTTGAACCAGTTGTAATAGGAGTTAACCCATTTCCTTCACCTGCTCCAGTACCTAAAAAAGTATTGTTTGAGCCTGTTGTAACATGAGCGCCTGCTTCAGCGCCTAATACTGTATTCCCACCAGACATTGTACTATTCCACATAGCTCTCCACCCAATAGCTGTATTAGGCATAGAAGTCACAGCTGTAAGCGATTTTAAAGCAAAGTGACCAATTGCCACTTGACCAAATGACGTAATAGTTACTGCATTAAGTGCGGCCCTTCCTATTGCTATATTTTCAGAACATGAAGTAACTTGAGACAAAGCATTCACGCCTATTGCAACATTATCATCACCACTTGAAAGTGCGCCTCCACTAAATAAACCTAGAACTGTGTTATTACTTCCTGTACTAATACCACTTCCTCCACTACCAACCATAAGATTGGCATTAGCTGTTAATGATGCAGGCGCTGATGTCCCAATATATTTATTTACAGTACCTGGACCTCCAGCTAAAGATTTTAACTGAATTCCATTTACTATAACATCAGTAGTTACTGATGGATTTATTATATCTACATTTAAATAAGCTGGTGTTGGCATGATTTATTTTTTAATTATTATTTCTTTTTTGATTCTAATGCTTCTACTTTAGAAGACAATTCTTTAATAGCTTTAACAAGAATAGGAATTAATTTTCCGTAGCTTGCTTCTAACTTCTCTGGGTTTTCTTCATATACTAAACCTAATGTTTCAGCCATATCATATTTCTCTTGAGTAGCTTTCAAGTCTTGTGCAATGAAACCAAAGTCCTTTACATCGTGCTTACCATCCTCGTCTCTGTCATCCCATACAAAAGATACAGGGTTAAGTTCTTTAACGAAGTCTAAACCTGCTGACAATTCAGCAATATCTTTTTTATCTCTAGCGTCAGAAAGAGAAGTGATTGAAGTAACTGCGCAACGTAAAGCTAAAATTGAAACACTACCTAATGTAATTTCATGATTCACAAGAGCAGAACTAGGATTTGCTCCGTGCCCAAGACACGTATTACCCTGACCTGATATATTAGACACGTTAGTTCCTGTTTGATTACCAATAAAGGTATTGGTAATTGCATTTGCACCAAAACTAGCACCTGCTTGCTGACCTACACAAGTGTTTCCAAATCCTGTAGTGACGTTCTGACCGCTTGTACTTCCTATAAAAGTATTTGCATTACCAGTTGTTAAACTAGCTCCAGCGCTTGAGCCTATAGATACAGTTGAAGCAGATGTTGTAGCACCAAACATTGCCAATCTTCCAATAGCAACATTGTCAGAACTTGTTAATCCGCCACCAGCTCCATGTCCAATAATTACAGAATTAGTACCTGTAGGAGGAGTAAGTGTACTTCCTAAATAAACAGTGTCGTTTGCTTTTTTTATTATAAGTCCACCAACGCTTATAGCGCTAGTAGTATACGGAAGTATTGTATCCGTGTTTATGTCATTTACATTTAAAGGCATGATTTTTAGTTTTAAGTTATTTTAAGTTATAATATTGTTAAAAATGTTCCAGATGGAATATTTAAGGTATATCCAGCAGCCATCGTTAACGGACCTTGATAAGTCAAAGTAGTGTTTTCTGGTAATGAAATATTTGAATAGATAGGACCTGTAACTTTAAACCCATTTGCAAAAATGGAATTTTGGTTATTTCCTAGTTCAGAGAAGATATACTGGATATCATCAAACATAAGTCCTTCGTTCTTATTAGAAACCGAGCCAGACTTTCTTTTACTTTTCTGTGTGTACATAATTGCTATATATTTTTAATTTATACAAAAATACACATTAATTCAATTAATTATTTTAAGTACCTTTCCAGTTACTGAATCTACTCTAGCTAGTTTCATTCTAAAGTTAGTTTCTTTACATTGAACATATCTTGTGACAACTTTGTTATCGGTAGATGTTGTTTTAATGTTTTCTGGTTCATATCTAGCGTGAGCCTGTGCATTGATGTAAGCAAATGTTATAGCGAATATAGCATCATCATAATCATATCTAGTATCTGCTGCTTGATATCTTGTTTGTCTATGACTGTTAGTAGATTTTAAATCTTTTTCAACAAATGTTTTTAATTGTTCCCATAACCACGGAACATCTATATTATTAGCGTAAGCATCCACCATCTCTTCAGTCTTTGCTATAATTCTAGGACCTGTATTAGCCTTATTAGATATACCAAACCATTTACCTCCCATTGTATGGAAATATTCAGGTAATTGTGATGATGCTGTAAACTTATGCTTGAATCCGTGTACTTCTTGGAAGTCTAAGTGCATATCTCCAATGTTATTCTCTATAAGTTCCTTAATACCACCCCTATTCTGTTGGTCATAGTATAAACTTTGTAGCAATACCTGTAGATATGTGTATTTAAACTTTCTATCTCTATGGAATACCACAGATGACACAGAGTTAGTTAAGGAATCCCATATTGCACTACACATCATAGAGTGTCCTGTCTCTGAATTGATGGGGTCAGTTCCTTGATACCACCTATTCTTCCATTTATCTCCCGCTGGTGGGTGATGTATTATAATAGATGTAGTAGATACATGCTCTCTAGCGTTTGTAGCTACCCATTTAGCACCAATTATCCTAAATTCTGTTATTAAATCGGGTGTAGGTTGAGAAAAATCCATTATCGGTTCAAAGAATCCGTACTCTATTGGAACTTCCTTACCATATATGTCATGAAGTCTTTGGTTGCATAGGTGTATAGGGACTAATGTCCTTGCTTTACGAATAAACATATCATCTATTGTGATAGGATAATGCTGATGGAACTGAACCTTAGCAGTTTCACCCTTCTTTGTACCTTCAAGCGCTAGATATGCTTTCTTTTCGTTGTTTATATGCTCATCTGTTACTCCTCTTCTTGCGTATGCGTTAAAGAATAGTGGTATAATACCGTATTCGTAGTTACCTTCCTTCCATTGTCTTAAACACATCTTAAATTCAGCCTCAAATACAGAACCACCTTTGTCCATTTCACCTCCAGTACCCCATGCTAAGAATTGTTGCTGCATAGTCATCTTTCCTGTCTCTGGATTGAACTTAAATAATGCAGGTCTACCCTCTCTCATCATCTCACCGAAGATATCAAACAATCCAATCTCATCAATGAATACTGCTGATGGAGACCCACCATTAATAGCGTCTATCTGCGGACTATCTACTTGGAATCTAGATGCCCCACCATCGTCACGACCTTTCTTTTCTCCTTTCTTGTCAAATGACATTACCTTATCTGTCCAGTTCTTGACATCTTGTGCCATAAAGTCTGGAATCTTTGTGTATGTCCACTTAACCTTATCTCTAAATATCTCTATACCTTTAGATTCTGAGTGCGTTACAAACTTAATGAAGTATGATTTGTTTAGGTTAACTCTTTTCATACCAGCCAGACACATCGTAGTGGTGAAACCAATCTGACGAGCTTTACCAATCATTAATGAGTACCCACAATCGAATAGGAATAGTAATACCATCTGAGCATCCCACGCTTGATAGCGTAGCATTCCATTAGGCGAACGGTCTTCTTTAATCCAACCGTATTTATTACAGAAGTATAATGTATTATCATTACATCTCTGTATTTCTGTGTTGAGCCATTCATACTGGTCTTCTTCATTAGCGAAGTCAGTAATAACTGTTTCATCTTCAAGCCATATTCTAGCTTGGTCGCAATACAAATCAAAAGGAGTATAACGCAACTTATTTTGCCACCCAGAATTTATACTGTTTACCCAATCTACAAAAGCAGTAGGGTATTCAAATTCTTTATGGCTTGGCTTCCAACTTGAGGTTGGTATCTCCTTATGAGTTATATCGTCTTTGGTTTTACCATGACGCATAAACTTATTTTTTTACCCCAGTGACTTTTCCTTTGGGTTTGCTCTTTATTTTTTTCTTTATAGATTGTCCTTTAGTATATGCTTTCTCAACTAACTTAGGGTCTATTCCAGATGTCTTATCTAAGTAAGGCATTAGTCTTTTTTCTTTTTCTTTTTAGCCATTATTTTTTCCTTGCGCTCCATTCTAGAACCCTCCATTTTCTCATGTCTCATTTCAGACATCTTGTTTGGATAAGACTCCTCACCCATTGTGCCCATATATTCAACTAGAGCTTTCTTAACTGCTTTTCCTTTTTTCATCTTAACAATATTTAGATTTAGAATTTTGGTGAGTGAGCTTAAACGTCTCTTTCTTAGAGGACATATCTTTCATTGAAGAAGCTGAAGACATTGTTTCTGCTTTTCCTTTTTTCATGTATCCTCCATCCATAGAAGAATCCATCTTTTTGTCGCTTGAATATTTCTTTGTTTTCATAATAAAATGTTTCAGCAAATATAAGTATTATTATTAATTACTTTTTTATGATGATATAAAAAGCCCATGCAGTTTCTATTCGTCAATAGTCTTTCACGGGCATTATTAAAAGACCTAAGCTGGGACTGCCTGCAAGAACTCCTACACGTTAGAACAGTCTTAGGTACTGTTGATACAAATATACATAAAGTATTACACATAATGTGTTATATACTTTACAAATTGTAGTTAATTTGTTACTTATAAGTTACGTTATTGCTATCGAAAATAGCATTAACCAACCTCATGTATAGATAATGAAAAAATTTATACATTAAAAATGTCAAGTTTATTGCTTAAAAAACAAGACAAAAAAACCCCGATAAGCCAGAGCCTACCGAGGAATTAACTCACGCTACGAGAGTATTAAAATATGTGGGTAAGCCTATTTGAACTTCCATATAAAAGATTTATATGTTTTCATTTTATTATTACAGCAACTTGAAATATTTCCTGCTGAAAAATTATATTCTCTAACAATATCCATTATGCAATTCCATTCATTTATAATAATTCCATTTTTATCATATTGAATTACTTTCTTACTTCTTGGATTATTTTCACTAAATATTCCTTTTCTATTTGAAACTCTTCCCTTTCTACCTTTTGAAGCATTAATCTCATTACTATATTTTCTTCCTTTATTTGCTATGCTTATTTTATCTTTTGAAATTTGATTATGCTTTTTACCTAACCAATGTTTATTTCCTTTTTGAGAAATAGACATTTTAATTAAAGTTTCTTTCGATGCTTTTCCGCTTTTATTATATGATTTTGTATAAAAACAATTTAATCCATTATCAACACAATCGTAAAAATCTTGATAATATCTTTCTTTTTCATTTAATTCATCTAATTCACATGTGCATATAATATCAAATGTATGATTTAAAACTCCATACTTTATAAAACTTCTATATAATTTAGTTTGTTTTTTAACATTTGAAGAAATTATTGAATATCTATAAAACCTTTTATCTATATTAACGCTTTGTCCAATATATATTTTATTAGTTGGGCTTGTTATTTTATAAATACCAATCATAAAAATAAAGATATAAAAAATAATGCACTAAATATGTGGGTAAGCCGTGCGACCTGGCCGTGGTTCTTACTATGTATAAATCCTTCCACTGCTTTTGGTGCGTGTTGGTATCCTGCCTTATGATGCCAACTATCTGTCCCCGATGGAGAGCGTAATGATTCCACTGTGCAACCCACGTAGTCTTTCGAAGATTTATGGTGAACATGGTGGGTGTAAACATATCTGTGTTTAGTCATACTCCAATACAAAGGGAACTCCTGCGCCATTAGTAAAGGAAGTAAATCTGGCTTAGCCCCATCTCCGTGTGTAGTGCCTATTAAACTACTACCATATCTAAATCCTTTTCTGTGTGCTATTGAGCAATCAAAGGTTATGTTCTTGCAGTCCTTGAACCATGTCTGAATGACATCCGCAAGAAAGAAACCGTGCGTGTAATCGTGATTACTGGGATTAAAAGTAAAATGAACATCAGCCACAGATAGCAGCATTTCAAGAATTTCGACATATAGTTTTTTTGCTGTTAGAAAATTGGTGTACCACATACCATCGGTATCTTGTGGAGTCCCTGCCGTAGTTTTTCGAGATGGCATATCGATGTGAAGTATATCGTTTCCACCTATGAATAATATTTTATCTATTTGAAACCCCCTTGACTTATCAAGTATCCCCTGCACTCCTTCACGAACTCTTCTAACTGCTATCTGAGAATTGTAATCCTCACCAGTTTCAAACGCATCGCATAGTTTGCCTATGTGTATATCTGCAGGGTCTATCACTAATAGATGTCCCTCCGTTGATTCTTTTCTTTTAATCTCTGGATACTTAGGAATGAATGATTGCATCTCCTTAAGTAATGCATCCTTAACATTTACTATTTGCTTTAACTGTTGGTCTTTAAAGTCAGGGTTCTTGAAGAATAAACTTGCCTTTGCAGTTTTAAGCCAGCCATGTTTAACATCTTCAATATTCAATCCGCTTTCATCAGATTCAATCTTAATGCCTCTATACTGCTGTACAATATCAAATTCCTCAGCGGTAATCCTAGGTCTAATTTGTTCGCTCATAATTTAGTCGTTATATTCATACTGTTCCTCAAGCTCACTATTGCGCTTGGGCATTCTATCATATTCTTTAGATGCATAGAACATCTTTTTAATTGTGCCTTTATAAAAGTAGATTGGGTTGACCATATAGTTTCTTCTATTCTTATCCATAGAGAATCTTATTATGTCGTGGCCACATAGCTCGCCTATCGCCTGCATCACATAATGCATATTCAATCCCGTAGCTTCCTGTATGTCTCTTAAGCTATAACCCTTTAATGAGTTCCCGTAGTTCATGTGTTTGGCAAAGAACCTAAGCATCTTATTTGATGATGGCTTAATATCATCCATAACATCTAATGCCTCAACAAAGCTAATCATGTAGCGCATCTTCTTACGCTTAAGCAAATTGCTTATTACATCTTCCGACTCAACAGCATAGCTATCAGCCAATGGAACAATAACTCCGTGTATGTCTTTGTAGTATAAATCAAGATTCTTCATCTTGTGGGCAATGACTCTGTCTGCCTCTAATAGTATTAAATCAAATACTATGTTGTTTCTTTCGCTCATCTATAATGCTTTCTACGTTTAATTTAATTTTCTTTAGCTTGGACAAACTCTCCTTGTGACGAGTATGCTCATAGAATATCAAACCACTTAGGCTACGATTGAATTCATTAATATCCATATTGCCCTTCAACTTATTACAGTCTCCGCAACATGGAACTTTGTTGTTGTTACTTAATTTGCCACCCCTGCTCTTGGGGAATAGATGGTCTACCGTTCTAGAGTAATCATCTATCGTGGTCTTACAATAAGAACATACATTCAAATCAATACCTCGTTTAGTTATCATCGGTGCAAATATAAACATTAATTTCTAATAAACACTAAATAGTTTGTTACCACTTCTTTGGTACAAAATGTTGCCACTTTTTTACCTATTAACTATCTATAAGTCAAGTACTTAAGAAATCGTTCCTTTATTGTTTATTCCCTAAGAGTCTAGGTCTGTATCAATGATACCTGGAATTAAGATGTGTGAACGATGAAATGTAATTGAGTCGTGCAACCATTTGAATGGATGGATATCCCAACACTTATACAATGTATTTATTTATCGTTTTTAAGCTCCCTAACAATAGTACTACTATCCCTCCACCCTTTCTATAGCGAAACTAATTTGAGTTCTTTAAATCGTCTTATCTCTCCGTAAAATATTATTTTGAAATATCTCTATTTTTATAGGTAATATACACCCGTTGGTATCCCCTCCCTATTCCATACCGAAAGTCACACTTAAACAATCACTTTAAGTCAATGCACTTAACTATCTTTATATCAGCGCTTTATCTTCGTATCGTTTGCCTGTTGGCTTATGCTTTTTTACCTACATTTATGCCTATTTTATTTCCCTTAATTATAGACATATTCTATCTTATTATTCACTAGAAAATTACCTAAAAATAGCCACAAAAACACCCTTTCAAAACTGAAAATTCACCCCAAAAATTACCTATTTTATCAATTTATAGTGTTTTGCCTCATTGCTGAAACCCTTGATTTTATTAGACTTTTTAAATTATTTTCAAATTATTTCATTTTTTTTTCAATTATTCAAAATAGTTTATATATATTTGCTTCATCAAACAAACGACATCAAGTCAATTAGTTTGCTACTCGTTACGACACGAGTTTAAAGAATCGGGTTTCTTGTTTAAATATATTGATTGTTATTAATCAACGGCAAACAAAAATAAGCACACTAAGGTACATTACCTTGTGAGAGTACAAAGTACTCGTCTTATGAGTAGTTTCTAGAGTAAAAAAGCATCTCTTTAATCGTATGGTAACGGCATAACAACAAACAATTTAGACATAATGACACAAAGTAAAAAATGAGCTAGGGGGTACTTTGTCCCGAAAATTTTGCCGATATCCAAGGGGTGAAATTAACTAATAATATAGCAAAGGTATGGCATGGCGTATCATATTTTTTGGTAGGGGTTCGAATCCCCGCCTTTGCGCTAACTTTTAAAACCACAATACAATGAAAACTGTAAAAATTAATGCCGTAACAAGTACAAAAATTGTCAATGTTGCACCAAAGAAAGAAGTAATTAACTACTTAAGTGAGGGAATTACGGGAAAACAAATGATGAAGAGCATCTACGAGTCAAATAATGCGCATAAGCAAGATTTAGGGACATTCTCGCAATGCCTCAAAAGAGCTATTGAGTTCGGGACAACTGAATTCAAAGCCAACATCAAGGGGTTCGATGTGTCCGATTGCATACCTCGAAATCTAATTCCTTTAAGAAGCGAAGCGAATAAGACAAAGGAAAAGTTTAGCGTTTATGAAGTGTTAATGCTTATCAAAAGATTCTACGCTACAAAAAAGTAATCAAAACAATTTAATTCTAACCTTAGGGCGTGCTGGAAATAGTGCGCCCTTTTTTAATTCTACCAAATCATGAAATCAAAAGATTTTTTGTTATACTCAATGATATTGGGTACAGCTATGAGTGCATACACATTTAGCACTAATTGTCCGTTCGGTAATTTCCTAGGGGTGATGAGTTTAGTATTAGTAGGGGCATCTATATATGCGTATAAAGGAGAAAAATAATTTAATAACTACCAAAAATGAAAGCAACAAAATTTAAATTAACCTATCAATATAATGTTGATATGAAGATAAACAAAACTCTAGTGTTCACTAATAACGGGTGGTTTTCTATGCGTCACTTCGTACCAATCAAGGAATTGTTGGCTCGTTTCAATGACGCGACTTGTGTAATGTATGAGAATACTAAGGAGGATTTATGTATAAAAATGTACGATAGATTATGAAGAAAAATATATATATAGTGTTGACGGCGATAGCTGTTATACTAACATCGATAGTAGCGACTAACGAAGTAAGAGAAGAGATAAGCGAGTATTCAATAGTAGTATGGGCTTTGTTCTTAGTTATGGGAATAGGTATGAGCTTGCTGTTTGCGGCTCATTATATCGTAACCTTTAATGATGAAGATGGAGAATAGTAAGACATTTCATGTGGTAGTGAGAAAGGATGGAAAGGTGCATGCTGTTGAGGTGTGCGCCTGTTCTATTTACCACGCAATAGATAAAGTATATAATGAAGGGGGAATGAGACACATTCAGCCCGATAGAAAACAATATAAAATTAAGAAGTAATGAAAAGACAAGCAAGCGTAGGTATGTTCTGCCTATCAACGATGATTATTATCATCACATTATTAGTATTAGTACTGTCGAGCTGTGGCTCAGCTAAGAATTGTCACTGTAAGTGTGACGCATACGGACAAGTAAATAGTGTTCACGCTCAACAAAAAACTACGAAATAATGCATAAACTAATTTATAAACTAATTTGGAATGGCGAAGAGATTGACTCAGCCGATACAAGACAAGAAGCAATATACCTACAAAAAGAATATGAGATTGCTTATGGTGGTATAGTAACTATTAAAACTACGAAATAATGAAAGCACTTTTAAAGTACACATCAACTATGGATTACATAGACTTTGATGACAAAGATTTTGTTCCTACGCTAATAGAGATTGACAGCATAGACGATTTATTAACTCTTCAAGCAGAAAAGAAATGCCCTTTAATAATATATCCAACGAAGATTCGTAACGAAGAATTTCTTTATGCTATTGAAGTATATGATGATTATAGAGAGTAATTAATAAGTAAAACTTAGAAAGCATGGATAAATCAAAATTAACTTTAAATAAAGAAGACAAAATAGTAATTAAAAAATACTTAATTCACTACATTGATAAGTTAACATTAACTGATTATACATTATCAACTGAGTTTGATTGTTGTACATTAGGTGATACTGAAGATGATAAGAATAAATATCGTCTAGGAATGGCATTCATTGTTGCACAAATGCAACACGAATTAAGTTTCATCAAAACTATCGGAGAACAACAGAAGATTGACAAGAAATGGGACTTAATAAAAGAAATAGTTATTAACAACTAAAAGTAAAGGGGATGCCGAAAACCTTATAGAGTAGGCAATTTTTAAATATCTACCAAAATGATTAAGAAAAGAGAGTTGTTCCCTACGGAACTAGTAGTGTACAGAGATGAGTACAACACACTATGGGGTAAGTACCTAGAGTGGTTAAATGATGGCTTCGATGGTGTCGAGCCACCAATGAAGTTTCACGGAGATATCCAGTGTTATTACGGATTACTTGGTGACTGTCCAATTATGGTTAACGATGTTTCTGAGGGGCAAAGTGTATTCACGCTCAACGAATGGTTTAGTTTATATGACACGGGAGAGCTGTATATTGAGCCTATGACTACCTGTCATGATGGTTGCGAAAACCCAACTGCATTATGTGTTGAAATGCATGACGGAGAATTTGCACTAAGGTCTGATTGTGTTGCACTATACATTGATGGAGACAGAGAATGGGTATTAGAAGAAGATACTAGCGAGACTATTTGTGGTACTCGATTTCTTGTTAATGACACACCCGATAATATTCGATGGTCTGAGTATAACGAAGCGTGGATTGATGAAGACAACGATTATACAATGTATGGGTATATCAACAGAAGAGAAGAAGATTACTTCTATGATAGGTATGGTGAAGACCATGTAGAAATCAATGGGCAAGTATATGCAACAGGCAGTATAGCAGGCGAACACGGATACGAATGGGATGATGATTCAGAAGAATGGTATCACGAAGATAGCAGACCTGCTAGCATTCAAAGTACCAACTGTGGTTATCACCGATTAGAAAGAGTATTAAAGTTTGACGACAAAGCAAAAGCTACTATCGGATTCGAGATTGAGAAAGAAGATGCAGAAGCTGGTGATGTTCACTACTCTAACTTATACTCTGACACCAAATGGATTAAGGAGAGCGATGCGTCTCTATGTAGTTATACGGGGTATGAGTTAGTAAGTCCTGCTTTCAATCTATACGATGACGGTCTAGAGAAAGACATCAACTCTGATGCTAGATTAGTAGCGCTTATCAACGCCAATCACAGCGTTAATTGTGGTGGGCATATCAACTTAGCAGTTAAGGGATTCAACAGCGAGCAATTGTTCGAGGGCGTGTCTGCTTTCTTACCTTTAATCTATGCCTTGTATCCTACTAGGACTAGTAACAAAAGCTCTACCGATTACTCTAAGCGTAGGAAGAAGCATAAGTACTACGACAAAGATAAGTTCAGTGCAGTATTCATTAAGGATAATGTGTTAGAGTTCCGTGCGCCATCGGCTGTTAGGAATGTGACTAATCTCTTATGGAGACGAGACCTAATGCGTATCATTGTTGATAACATTAACAAGTCTGAGGTAGAGGTTCTTAGAATGATGATAACACACAGCTCTAAGCTGTACAAGCATCTAAGAAAGGTGTATACTCAAGAGCAATTGGTTGATAAGACTGAGTGGTTCATTAAGTTAGCTGAGGACTTCAATAACAAGGTGTTACCTCCTATCATTAGAAAGGACATCAAGAAAGATAAATTAGATGACATCGACACTACGAGTGAATTAGGTGCATAATATTAATATTAAATAAAAAAACAAAATGTGTATAGCAATTTTAAATACTAAATCAGCAACTCTTAAGCGCGAGGCTCTTAACAACTGTTGGAAGAATAATGGTGATGGTGCGGGTATATTGTATATCGACAATAGCAATCAGTTACAGACTTATAAGGAGATGAAAGACTTCGATAACTTCTATAAGAATTATATCACTATCAAACAAAAGTACGGCAAAAGAAATATCGTATTGCATTTCCGTATCAGTACTCACGGCAAGGTTGATGAGACTAATTGTCATCCGTTCCTAGTCAATGATGAGGTTGGCTTTGTTCACAATGGTATGATATACGATGTGCCTACTAGTAAAGATTACTCGGATACATTCATGTTCAACGAGACAATACTTAAGAACTTCACTAGTGGGTTCGAGCAGAACGATACAATACTTGATATGCTTGAGTCATTCATCGGTGGTAGTAAGTTAATATTCTTGAACAATAACAATGAGTATTCTATTGTCAATGAGAAAGCTGGGCATTGGGCTAACGAGTGTTGGTTCTCTAACTCATCGTACAAGCAAGTAAACAATTATGTTGACTTTGGAGGTGTTAAGAAATACAAGACTCCTAGTACTTATGGTTATAGTTATGGTAGTATATATGGTGGTAGCTATGGTATGACTGACTATGCTTCACCTACTCCTGTGTCTCAGAAGTATAATCACTTATCAGCTAATACTTTCTGTGATACTTGTGACTGTACGCTAGAAGAAGATGAGAAAGTTAACGGCAAATGTGTATGGTGTAAGGCTGATTACTTAGATGATGAGGATTCATGGAATGCTTCATTCGGCAAGGTTGATGATGATAAGTGTGACTCTTGTATGATGCATGATGGTAAGTACAATCGAGAATGGAATGCTAATCTATGTAACACCTGTGAGGAATCATTAGGTGCGTAATTCACGCTCAACAAAAATATTATGAAAACAACACTAGAATTATTAAGAGGGTGCTCTGAAGAGCTTAGAATGAAGATAGTTTCTCAAGCATATAAAGATTGGCATCGAAATAGATTTCACGATTGGATGTTAATGAAGTACTCATCACTTCATCTGATGATTGATGATGCTTTCTCATGGGAAGGTTCACTCGAAGGTAGAGCCTACTGGAGGGGCAAGGAATATGAACAATTAAATTTAAATTAAAATGAAGACAGGATTAGAATTATTGAGAGAATGTACAGACGCTAAGTTAAGACTACTTATTATTAAAAATACATTCAAGGGTGACTCAACAAATGTAAGAAGCGCTTTAGATAGGAAGTTTCCAGGATTCTCAGAATATATAAGCTATTCATTTACTTGGAGTAGTACATCTGAAGGTGATGACTTTTGGAGAAACTTACATCGTCACTCAGCAGAATTAAGGGGGGGATGTATATGAGTACCGACTATGAAGTATTCTTGATTTCATTGTTAATGGTTAATAATGGAACAAAGATAAATGGGATAATGCATGAGTCATACCCATACGATGAGATGTTTTTTAATGCAATTCACGCTCAACAAGTATTCTCTAGTAGCAAATACAATAGAGCTGATATAGGGTTGTTCGAATGCATTTTAGAATTCTTAAACAATAATGAAAATATAAATTATAAAAACAATTAATATTATGGGGACATACCACATCTGCTATTTATTAGGTACAGAACTATGCACAGGAACAAATGTAATCAGTAAAGATTATACTAGTGCATTAAGAGAATTCAATAAAAAGTTTATTGGAAAAGAAATTGTTTACATAACTAAATTATATTAAAATGGGAAGATATTATTATGGAGATATTGAAGGCAAGTTTTGGTTTGCTGTTCAATCAAGCAATGCAGCAAAAAGATTTGGTGGTTCTGAATGCACGCCAGAGGTAGTCGAGTACTGGTTTGATGAAGATGAATTAGATAAAGTTAATGATGAAATTGATAAGATTAAGAAATCATTAAATGTTTCTAAACTAGAAAACTTTTTTAATGGAAATGGAGGTTATAACGATGATATGCTTAAGGAAGCTAACATAACCAATAAAGAAGTAAGTGAATACGCAGACTTACTACTAGGCATTAAGATTAGAGATTGTATTGTAGAACAAGGAAGCTGTTCGTTTACAGCAGAACTTTAAACATTAGATATTATGAATAAATTTCAAATCAACGACAGGGTAGCTTACTTAGAAGGGAACACGGAATTAAAAGTAATCGGATTATCTTATTTAGAATTCAAAGAATCATTCATTTACACAGTAGAATGGTCTGATGATGGAGAAATAAGTTATGCGTCAGAAGAAGAATTAAAACGTATCAAATAACTAACTTATGATTGATAGACAAGACATAATTAATGTAGCCGACAGCCTCAGAATGGACATTGATGAGAGTATTATAGAGGAAGTGTTTAACCAATATGACAATTATGCAGGAGCTGAAGAGCATTCGACATGGGACTTAATAGTCGAGCGTATGCTGTATGAATACCATGACAGAGTATAAGTAAATGATAACTAAAAAATAATTAAATTAGTAAAACTAAAATAAATATGAGCATTCTTGAGTTGTTAATCGAAAACCTTCCTCAGTCTTATATAGACTGCGTAGTAAATAATTTAGAAGATAGGAATGTACTCTATGAAGAAGGGTACAGCTTCTCATCTGAGATAATGATTCTATTCGATTGGCACGAGTCAAGGGAAGGCTATGAGTTCTGGCAAGATGTTTTTGATGCCGTGTATAACGATGAACAGTTACCTCTTATACCATTGGACATAGTGTATAAGCCATCATGTGTATTAGTAATGAAAGATGGAATGTATCTAATGAATGTAGGAGATACGGGACTTAACTTAAGGTACGAGGTGCTAATGAAAGAGCTTCCTAGGTCAGCAAAGAAAGCACAGGAACAAGTATACTCGTGGCTAAATTAATCACTGTCAACATTTTTTTATTAAAAAAGATTGTTATTTAAAAATAAGTTGTATATTTGTCGTGTAAGAAACTCCAACTTCTAACGCTAAAAGTATTTAATATTATATCTTGGTAGATATATAAATGACCCTAGTGTTCGAGTTGGAGAAGCGAGCTAGGGTTTTTTTACGCCCTGTAATTTAAGGCG